CAAACTGATTCTCTTCCTTCATCATCCTCTCCTACAAACTTTTCAAGTCCCTCTTTTTTCTCTTTGCGCTTGGCTTTCTTATCTTCTTCTCGTTTCTCGAACCTATCTATAAAGTCATTAATGTTATCATACATTGTAGTGGGTATCATATGATTGCCGTCATTATCAAGCATCAAATCTGAAACGCAGGAATCTAAAACACTTTCCTGAAACTTCTTATACATTACATATCTATTCTTTTCTTCCTTGTTAATACGGCGATGGAAGGCATAATAGATGATCTGGGTGAAATAAGCAAATGGGTTGCTATACTTGTCCGAGTCAAAGTTGTCAAAATACATTAGGCAGTTTTCAATGGCATCTGATTTCATTTCATCAACATAGGAATAGTTCATGAACCTGGGCTTATGTGCCAAGTTCTCGGCAATAAGATAGATACACTTTCCTATGTATTCAGATACACGAGGCTTCTCTTTGCCTTCGGCTTCTGCCGCTTTACATTTCTTCTTGTATTCGACAATCTCTGCTAAGAAACGCTCGTTATCAACATAGTGATTTTTCTTCTTGGCCATACTATACACCTTTTGTAATTTTGTTCATTATACACCATAAAAAAAGTTTTGTCAAATGGCATTTTATGGCTTGACAGGTTCCGGAATCTGTGTATAATCTGCTTTGCAGTAACCACCCCAGCCAAGTAAACTGCCTACCAAATGCAACCGTCGAGCGAAGCGAGACAGTTGCGAAGCAACTACTTAACTGGAATATCAAATCCTGGTTCCGTTAGCATCACCAGTTTATCAATCTGCTTCTTAAGCACAGGACCACGATCCGGCCATTTGATGATAGGTTGGTCGGCATTCTTTGATAGGTTCTGTAGTAAAGGAAGATATATTCTCCTGATAGCCTGTAACCGTTCTTTTAGGTCGGCTACTTCGTCCGTGATTGGTGCTAGATCAGGTTCTTCCTCAAAAGTGAAACCAAAATCATCCGCTCCTTCGAGGTCCATATACTTGTTCTTATCGACCATTAGTGATACACTTTCTTTTCCATAGAATACAAATCTTCATCATATCCGATATCAGCAGCTTCTTTGATCTTATCCATTCGAGACTTTTCTTTATTATCATTATCCCGTTCAAGATAATCCCAATAATGTTTGTTCATCTTCTCGGAAAGGTCGGCAATTAACATGACATCTTCCGCATGAATAACAAACTCCTGTTGATCACATAGTCCACTAAAGACCCAGTGAGAAAAAGCTATAGCAGTATAACCTTCTCTCTCTGAATCTATATATACAACTCTCAGAGGATTGAAAACAGTATATAGTATTCCATCTTCATCCTCTGTTTCCACCACATCGGCAATCAAGTCATCACCATTCGTCAGACGAATGAACTTTGCTAATGGTTGCACATCTTCCATAATCTAACCTTTCACTTTTGTTTTGTAAGGACCTCTTGGTTTACCTACACGCTTCTTATAGGATAATCTCTTTTTTCCTCTTAGAGCGTCACCTATAGCAGGTTTCTTTAGTCCTTTGTTGCCTTTAGCATTAGTATTACCCATCTTCGACTGACTCATTTTTTCTTTTGTTTCATCAGTAGGAACCCATACTCTTCCTGATACACCATCACCACCATCAGTAAGATTACGCAAGATTCCAGTTCCAGTATCTTTGCGTCCATACCAACGAATGTAAAACCTCTCTAAAGCTAAAGCGCCTATTTCAGTGAGGTTAGTCTCCATGATGACTATGCGCTCATTATCAGGAGTATGTGTTATTTTATGCATAGACTTATCCCAAGCACGATTGTCCTTACCTTTTCCAATATAGTAAGGAGTTCCGTCTTGTCTTAAGTATGCATAAATGTAATACAAGTTTTATCCCTTCATTGAGATTTTATAGATTTTGAACTTGAACTGTTCTTCGCTGTAGGTTTTGATTCGTTCAAAGAAATGTTTAAGGGTAAAGTTTTCTTTGGACTTCCAGCTAAAGTCGTCGGCAATGTCATAGAGGGTGGCGGATTTTTTTGTTTCACTAACCCGAAGGCCTCTACCGACTGATTGTAAGTTACGAATCTTGGACTTGGAAGGAGATCCAAATATGACGTTATCCAAGGCCACGATGTTAGTGCCAACACCAACGGACCCAACAATAATGGCAGATTGCTCGCTTTCAACGATTTTACGAATTGATTCTCTATCTTCGACATCAGTTCCTCCGTGTATAAAGAACACCTTTCGGCCATTCTTTACCTTCTGTTGCAGCATTTCATATAAGACTTTACCATGCTTATCAACATAGTTGAACAGCAACAGCGTATTGCCTTCTAATGATAATGCTAGGTTACAAATAAAGTTGTTTCTTTCCTTGTTACTGACGATGTAATCAATCTCATCTTTGTAGGATGCAGACTTCATATACCGACATTCCTCATCGCTATACTTGAGCAATAGGCATTTAATGGTTAACTCTGCCAATTGCTTTTTAGCCATGAGTTCGGCAGATGATGTGGCCTTATAGATTTGACCAAAAAGACCTATCAACTGCCATTCATGGGATTTGGCACCGGAAAGTGTACCAGTAACACCAAGACGATACTCTGCCTTGGTGCATTTACCCACGATTTCTGTTAGTGACTTGGCTTGCGCTTGGTGCACCTCGTCACAGATAACATAGTCAAACTGTTCAAAGTATTCTTTAGGCATTCTTTGTAGTGACTGCCATGTAGATATCATGATTGGTTTGTTAGATACCTTATCTTTACCTGAATAGACACGGTGACAATACTTCTCCATGTCTTTACCATTCTTAACAGAATAGTCCTCAAAATCTGAATACATTTGTTCAACTAGGGCTGACCTAGGAACGATGATAAGACCTCTTTTACCTTTGGTAAGGAGATGCATAGAGACCATGTAAAGAAGCAAAGACTTGCCTGAACCAGTAGGAGACAACACAATACGACGCTTAGAACGTATTGCGTGAACGAGAGAGTTGACCTGATAATCTCTAGGCATATGCTTGGGATTGAGTTTTTCAATAAATTCATTTGCTTCCTCTACAGAAAACGATGTATCATAATCCTCATCTTCATATGAGTATGTATAGCCTCTTTTGGTGGCCCATGCCATTACCTGTGGTGCTAGACCACGGTACATTTGTCTTGATAGCGGATTGAATAGTCTTAGATATCCATCCCATAACTTTTGCTTATAGGATGGAACAAACTGGAATCCAGGTGGTCTGAATGAGAAGGCGTCACGGAGTTCCCATGCTACACTTTCATCACATTGAACCTTGATATAGGATTCATTCGCATTGGTAATAACAAGATGCATTATTTTCCTGTCAACTGACGGTATTTGATAACGTTACCTAAATCCCATGTCCGTGAGTTTAGAGACTTTAGAACATCTTGGCAGTATTCTACAATCTCACCATGAGCGACACGTTTAAGTAACAGTTTATTTAACTCACTATCAGTATCTAGTTTACGGGCCACCTGAGGGTTAGACAGAACGTGCTGGATAGGCTCCCATCCTCGCTCCTCCATCTCCTCCTTCGTTAGGTGACCTTGATAGTAGTCCTCACGCAGTCCTTTCATCATCTTATAGTCCGCTTCCATTTTATGGAATAGCACACGATGGTGAGACATGATATTGAGATACTTACCATGAAGATAGGAAATCTTCAATATCTCTTTTTCTAGTTCCGTTCCATCAACAATCTTATCTTGTGACCATTCACGCATAAGGTCATTAAGTGTTACCGGAGCCTTTAACATAATATAGTCCTTTCAGTTATGTCTCATTATATCATATGGATTTTTAAAAGTCAAAGTCTTTCTATTTCAAATAGATCGTAACGGAATGTGAAGTCGCAGGTGGGAATGTTGTCCGCATCCGTTTTAGTATCAAACTGTATGGAACCAAGACTGATTGGGTGACAGTTATGGAACTTGAAACGAATGTTAGGATTGTTGGAATTGGTATTGACAGTTAGATAGCCGTCAAAGTAAAGCGGAGTTCTATCAGCCAAACTCTTTCTAGGATACTGGTCATATGATTGTGGTCTGGTAAGACTGCTTAGCCAGTCATATGTTTCCTGCCACACCTTTAGATCCTCATCGACCATAGCGGTGATGGTCAATGCTTCATAGTTTAGCTTATCACCATGACGGTATGTATTAGAGAATGGAGTAGCGACCGCCACCTCGCCTGTAGACACACTTGGTAAGGCTACAGTCTGACAGAAATACTTTAGGTATGGCTTATCAGGAATGATAAACGTAAATCTGGTAAGCTGTAGAATACTAGAGTTCTGTGGTACATTAGAAGCGAATGATTCGATTGCCATAGTGTTCCTCCATATTATATTTAGCGCACAAAAAAAGAGAGGGCCGAAGTCCTCTCTCTAAGTTTGATATTCGTTTCCTAATCTTATTAGGTTAGGTTGCGAACACGGAAGATACGATAGTATCTGTTAGCATTTGAAGCGGTCTGGCGGGTACCAACAACACCGTCACCAGCTGT